CACTCCGTCCCATAGTCAGAACGGGTTGCGTAGTCAAAGAGACGAAGTTTCATTACTTGCTCTGGTCTGTCTTTTTTACTCATAATTTTTTAACCTCATTAGAAATCTTGTTATACCCAACCTGCAAATGAAAAGATATAAGACATCCCCCAGTCTAACGTATGTGGTGGCAATACGTCAAGGTGTTCAAATGCAAGGCGTCGTGCGTGTAGAATACGCTCCTTACCAATCGCAAGTAGATTGGCTTTGGAACCTTTGAGAAACTCATTAAAATCTTCTTGGTTATTTTGTTTTTGTCCTGAGATGTATAAGCGTCGCATTTCAGTCATCAGTTTTTTTGTTTCAGGTGCAAAAGTAACAACTTTATCACCTATCGGTATCTCCTGTCGTTTCATACATCCCATGGAAAACTTCATGGCATCTCTGACTTCTTCAATCGTCAGTGTATCATCTTCACCAGCACGATAGGTGTGTTGAATGACACCATTTGTGCATTCAATCACACGCAACAATGCAAGTTTATCCTGTTCTACATCAGGTAGTGCTTCAAATTCTGTTTTCCAATCAATCATTTTTTTCTATCCTCTTCAAATGTCATCCACTTTGCTATACCAAGGCACATCAATATTGTATCATGCTCACGACGATATAATTCCCAGTCTTTTTTAACCATGGCATGATATCTCCGTTGATAGGCACAGCACCATACATCACGAAAAATCTTATCCTTTTCGGTCATTCTGCTGCTCTCCACTCTTTACGCATTTCCTGATAGACAGGATCATATGCTGCCTTGTCTCTTACTTCTTTGAAGATTGTTGCCGATCTTGCTTTGACACAATGTAGTGCGACTGGCGACTGGGGTCTAACGGAACCATCACGAGCATACTTTTTTCCATCAGGATGATTTGCATACCTGCGGGCGCGTGTAAAACCCATTTCAAGAAATTTCCGTGACATGTCCATACCAATGAAGTCTCCAACGGATTTATAATCACAGAACATTCTGTATATTTTATCAGCAGATTTGCGAGCCACAGATTCATTTACAAATCTCCAATGCTTACAAATATCGTTTGTATAAGGGCGAACCAGTAGAACTCCTTGCTCACCCCTTCCAATGCGATAAAGGTGGCGATTCTCCTCACATGTGAAGTCCAAAACTTTATAGTCCAAGGCATAATCAAACTCTTTCATGTTGATAATTCTATGATCTTTGATACATCTATAATGGAAAAGAATGCTTGAAGTACAATGATATCCCAGGTTTTAATCTGAATTGAAAAGGGCACCATAATAATTCCACCGATTAAACGGAACCAGCAACCAGTTTTCATATCACCATATAAAAGAATAAAATACCCTATTATGAGTAAAATGCTCCCAATGATACGAAGTGCAGTTGCATTTAGTTTCATTGCGGAAATAGCATTGTAAGAGTTTTTGCGGTTGTTTCTTGATACTTCATAAATGTCTTTAATACTGATTTAAGTGTGAGTTGTAGTTCCTCTACATTTTCACACTCGTCAATTGTCCTTGACATTTTTTCATACTCAAACATCTTCGCAGGGCTATCAAGTTTGATGTCATCTGGAGTCATAGATTAAAATCCTTTTTTCTTCTTTTTATTTGTTTCTTTATGATCTAGAACCTCAACGTGACTTAAAAAATTACCACCACGCTCAAACCACCTACGCTGCACGTCTTCGTAATTATCAAAGATAACAGATTCACCAGTGCTCGTTACTAATTTATAATCGTGACGAAGATAGGGTTCGTCAGATGTTTGTCGGAAATAGCGTGGATCAGAAGGATTAATAAGTTGAGTCATTGTAGTACCTCATATGAAAAATTCTATACTATAAAGTTTCACCTAATACTTATTCATACGTCCCACTCCCTACCTTCCCAATCCATCAAGCACATATTCGTTTGTTCTTTATCAGTATAGTTTTCGTAAGCATACTGACGACACTCTTCTTCCGTGCCCTCAAATAGCGTTTCATACATTTTGTGGTCTCCATCGTAGGTGATCTGATACAATCCCCACTCATCGTAGCAATCAGGAAAGATTGGCATTAGCGTAGTTTCTCCTTCATCATATTAATACATTTATTCCACTGATAGTCATTAGTGTCATGGATTGGTGGCAACCACTCCTCAACAGCATCTACAATCTCATCACACATATCAATAGAGAATCCGAGATTGTCTCGCATGATTTCCCACAATGTTAATCGTTTAGTGTCAGTCATAATGCTTCAACCTCATTAGCAATCTCACGCAAAACCTCAACAGGGTCTTCAAGTTCTCCACAATCAGTGCATAATCTATCAGCAACTTCGTTGATTACACGGGCAATCAGTTTCTGTCGGTCTCCACTCTTGGGTCTCATAGAAAGTTCCATCGTGGATTCTAGGATTTGCAGTGCTCTTTGTGTAGTCATAAGACCTCCCATTCAGTTTCCCAGTGGCAATCTTCATTTACATTGACCCAGAAGAAGTATTTCTGATTCTCGCTAGCAAGAAACAGCATACCATCTCCTTTGTCTTGCTCAACAATACAGATAGGATTGTTGCCCATCATGTTAGCAAGACGGTTCTTTGCCTTACTGGATTTAGGTTTTACAGTCACTCGTCGCATTGGTCGTTCTCATCAGTTAGGACAGTGCCCATTGGACCTTTTTTGATACGCTCCCACTCTTCTTCTGCCTGCTGCATATCCTCAAACTTCTTCCTCAGGTCTTCACCCAAAGTCAGTTCGAACTCATCAGCGACCTTACGCATATTCTCTACACTTCGGTCTTCACCAAATGCGACACCACAAGCACCTTTCATAATGTTGATGTCATCGTGACCCATTACACGGGCAACAGTTGCGAAGAAACGAAACAGTTGATAGGTGTTAAGGTCTTCGGCAGGAACCTCAAAAGTGTAATGCTCTTCTGGGAGCATCATATCACCAAAACCACTAAAGTTATCGAAACTGTAGGAAGTGGAAGTCCATTCAGTATCAAACTTAACCTTGAGAGTTGCTTTATAAGTCATTGGTCTGTTTTGAATATACTCATTATAGGGGTAGTTTCACCCTTTTCGGGGGTGAGTGTGCCAGTTCCTTAAGTGTCCTCGTCGTTGTGCAAATCTTCAAATAATTGATCTACATCTTCAAAAGGTATTAGTTCATCTTCACCACGATCTATTCTATCACACATCTCCAGTAAATGCTCAAGAAACTCTTTAGGTAAAGTATCATCATCCCCAAGAGATTGCCAGAACCAGTCATAACATTCTTCATAAGGATCATCATACCACATCAATGCATAATCCTTATAGTTGCCTGTCATTAGATCAGACCAAATGCGAAATGATCCTCTGATATTCTGCCACCCTGTCATCCAGCAGTGACCGAAGTAATACTCAATCCAGTTCAGTGTAGTCGTATTCTTTTTCATCTACTTCTTTCAAATAATCGAAATTCCAAGTGCGGGAAAGAATATCTACATCCAATCCAAACTTATATGCCCAGAACAATAAACCAAGAAGACCATTGGATCCTGATGTAACTTGAAGATAAGGCCAAGATGGATAATCATTCCAACTCACTGATGCTTGAAGTAGTGACCATTTCTTAACATTCAGAATCTGAACATAGTAATCGTGTCCAAAGTCCTCACGATGCTTAAGATTAATCAGTTTCATAAAAATGCAAGTTCAAGAGGAGTTTTTTTAATTTGCATAGCAGAATAAGGAGTTGTCTTTTTTATATCCACTGCTTTCCCAATTGTTTTAGAGTTGATTGGGGAGTAGTAGACTCTTGTTTTAGTGTTGTAGAACCCCCAGATACAACAAACGGGATCACCAAGATTGTAATCAAACTGACGCTGATAATGAATCCAAATTGCAACAACATTGCTCTTAAAATCAGTTTGCTCATAATACATCCCCTCTGGTGGTTGATGCGGGAAATCAATCTTCACTCAAACTCTCCAGTTTTATTCATCCTAGCAGGAGGAGTTGTGTATTCACTGGCACATGTGACACTTATAGAGGTGTTCTTTGTTGCCTCAGCCATTTCACGATAACCTAGACCAACGTAGATCTGACCACCAACTACAGCAACAGCACAAGCACCCCAGAAGATGTAATACCACTGCGATTTAATTTGATGTCGTAGATTACTCATTTTCGTCAATGACTCTTTCAGGGGACACATAATCAATGTAACAATATCCGATTGCTTTTCTACCCTCATGATTGCTCACATTGATTACAACTTCGTTGTTTCGCAAAGTTTCTAATCTACGCTCAACAGCAGTGTTACTTTTTAATGTCCATGCCATAATGCAGACAGTTCTGTTTTAACTTTTATAGTATACCATTAGTATCAGACATTGTAAAGGGATTAACCGCCTTTTTCCCTCAAACTGCGAACAAAATACTCGGTAAATGCCTCCATTTTTTCAGGGACAACCTGTGTAATATCATGGTTCATCGCATTTTTAAGTGCTGTCATTTCATTCCACTCATCATCACTAAGTTTTTCTTTTTTTCCTGGTGAGTGTGTCACGAAATACTCCTGTGTTTCTTTAATGTGTTTAGATCCTAACACTATTTAAGAAAGTTGTTGCGGTTCTTAACATTATATTTATAATGATGTAACAATTCTTCACTCGCTGAAGGGAGGACCAAAAAATGATCCAAAGTTACCACTACTTCCAGGTTTACGATTTTCAAGTTTGTCTAAAAGAGAATCTGTGGTCACCACAGATTCGATACGATTGATAAGATCTGCAATCACTGAGCATACCATTGGACGCTCTTGTCGTGCTGCATATGCAAGTGCATTACGCAAAGATGCTTCTGCTTCTTTGAGTGATTCTTCGACAGATTGAGATAGTGCCATAACTTATATTTTTAGATAAGGGGTAATAGTCTAAGTTTTAATCTTGATCGTTACTCAAGTTCCCATTAATAACTGTTAAATCAGATATTTTTTTTGTATTTATTGTTTCAACCAGATAATCAAGTTGATCTATTTTATCCACATATTCCATGATGTCACTAATCAGTCTCCATTGATACTCTGATTCTAAACCCTCTCGCTCTCCAAGATTTAATCTACCCAGGTGTGCCAGATAGTTATACTTAATCGTTAAATAATCTTTAAGTTTTTCGTAGTTTGACTCAACACTCATGTGGCGATCTCCTTGATTTGACATAGTTTAGTTGATTCCATTGTTGCCGATAGCAGAGCACCAAAACTCTGGTATTTTGATGCAAAGAACAATCTTCATAACTCTGAGCATGTTTTGGTGTTACCAAGGTTTCTATGGTCAGATAGTCTTTATCTTTGAAATATACCCAACCCTGAACATGCTCTTTATTTGACCAGATAACATAATCATCAACCTGAGGATCATATTTCATAAGGAGTGTTCTTTTGATCCTTCATAAAGTTTATCAATAATGTCATCTGCAAGATCAGAGAGATCATTGAGATCCCCTTGTATTTCAAGGGATTCAACAACAAATTCAAACTCCTCTTCAGTCAGATCAACAACTACTCTTTTCATGGATTTCCGTAAGTTAACAGGAAGATTATATCACTATTAGGTAAACTCTGCAATATAGTAGTCCACTGTGATTTCAAGCCGATCTGCTTCTTTTTCACAGTTTTCTATAAATGTGACAAACTCATCAGGTGTCATTCCACTCAGTTTGGTGTCAACATGATTCAGTCGAAATTCTTCTTCCATTCTAAGTAGGATCAAAATCAGTTTGTGTGGAGCTAATCAAACGTAGCATACCCTCTGCTTTTTCTTGATATTTTTTGTGATAATCTGCCAAACTTTTAATCTCATCAGTCAGATCATGATAAAATCCAAGAATGGAAATCTCTTCGTCCTGAAGATACTCAC